ATGAACACCTACAAGATTATTTTTACCCGCGAAAACGGGACCCAGGGCACCGACCACTTCACCGCCATCAACGAGCGCCAGGCCCGCAAAGACTTCGGCGAGTGCTACCGTCACAGCACGGCCACCATCATCAGCATAGAGCTGGCCAGCACCAATACCCCGGCCACCAAACAACAGGAGCGCGACACCCTGGAGAAGATCCGGAAGATGGTCGAGCAGCTGGGCCCGGACTCCTACCTGGCCACCGCCTTCGAAGGCTGCTTCGACCTGGCCGCTGAGAACATCGACAACGACTGGGCCTGCTCCATGGCTGACCGCGCCCGCAACGCTGAGAAGCGCGTCGCAGAACTGGAGGACAAGCTGTCCGAGGCCGTGAAGGACTACGAGGCCGCCCATGCGGTCGCCGAGGAAAAGGACGCCGAGATTGCAAAGCTGAAGGATCAGCTGAAGCAGATCCAGGAGATCGCCCGCTGGAATGGCCAGAGATGTGATGAGGAAGCGACCGCCGCTGGAGAGGCCCAGCGTCGTGCTGAGGCCGCCGAGGCCGAAGTCATCCAACTGAAGGCTAAGCTCTACGACTTGCTGGTCGCCGGGAAGTAAAGGAGGACTGACTAATGGCTGCATATATGAGAAAGACGGGGATCCTCCCCGTCTGCACCAATAACGAGGCCCGGGCCTACTTCGCCGGCAAGGGCCTCACCTATGCCGACGTGACCGAGGGCGACATCCTCGCCCTGGTCATGCTGCTGAACAAGCACATCAAGAAGGCGAACAAGGACTGCGAGACCTCGATGGGCTCCATGTACCTGAGCCGTCGAATCGACCTCAAACGGAAGACCAACGGCACCCTGATCAGCTGCTTCCTCTACGTCAACAGCCACTACTTCGAGCGCCGGGAGTGCATCAGTCTCAACGCTGACGGCTGGATCGGCTTCGCCGGCTGGGCTGACCAGGGCAACACCAACCCCATTTTACGAGCATTTATCGAGTGGTGTAACGCGCTCGCTGCCACCAAAGAAAAGGAGGACACACAACAATGACCCGCTTCAAGTATTATTCCAATTATCTCGCCTGCCTACTGGGCACTCTGATCGTCTTCGAGCTCTGCTGGATCGGCGCCAAGTACGTCATCGAGGGCGAGGTGGTCCACACCTACCTCGACCACTTCATCGCCGTGTGCGGCTCGTTTTATCTCACCCGCGACACCATGAAGCTCTGGCTGAAGTTCCAGAAGAAGGTCCAGCACTAAGGAAAGGAGGACAAGCATGAAAGTAAACACGAAACTGCTCCAGCAGAAGATCAAGGACTCCGGTCTAAAGATGGGCTTCATCGCCGAAAAGCTGGGACGTTCTCGCCAAGCTCTGAGTGACAAGATCCAGGGCAAGACCGAGTTCCTGCCAAGCGAGATCCGAATCCTCTGCGAGCTGCTTCATCTCTCTGACGATGACCGTTGTCTAATTTTTTTAATCTAAAGGTAGAATATTTTTCTACCACCAAAGGAGGACACACATGGGAAGAAAGAACAGACAGCGCAAGCCGGAGCCCTTCAAGTGCTGCGAGACCTGCGCCAATATGCAACCGATAGGCGAAGGCGATCACATCTGTGACGCCTGCTGCAGCCACGATGGCAGCCCGACCGCTCTCGTCCTGGAGAGTTACATCCCGGCCGACGACTACTTCATCTGCGGAGGAAGCAGGTGGACACCACAATGAGCGCCACAAACCGAGGCTGCGAGCGCAAGGCTTATGACTTCTATGCCACCCCGCCGGAAACCATCCGGGCCTTCCTGGCCAACTTCGACGGCATCAGCTCTGGCGACCGCATCCTGGAGCCTTCTGCCGGCAACGGCCAGATCGTCAAAGTGCTGAGGGAAAGCGGATACGACAACCGGATCGACGCCGTGGAGCTGCGACCGGAGGAGCGGGGCACCCTGGAAGCTCTGGCTGACAACGTCACAATCGGCAGCTTCTTCGACTACGAGCCCGACTGCGGCTACGATGTCATCATAGGCAACCCGCCCTACAGTCTGGCCCTGGACTTCATCAACAAGAGCCTGGAGCTGCTGCACCCTGGCGGCCTGCTGATCTTCCTGCTCCGGACGAACTTCCTGGAGAGCGAGAAGCGCTTCAAGTGGTGGCGGGAGCACCCGCTCAGCGGCCTCTACACCCTGCACAAGCGCCCCAGCTTCACCGGCCGAGGCACCGACGCCACCAGCTACTCCTGGTTTGTGTGGGAGCGGGGGGGACCGGCTGCATAGGTCAGCAGACCATCAAAACCATCTAAGGAGGACAAGCGCATGGAAGACATTGACCTGACAATGCTGGCCCGCTCGGCCTACCGGGCGATCCTGAGAAGCACGGAAACCGCAGAGGCTGAGAAGCCTGAGACTGTGAAGGAGGTGGTGCCTATGGCTGCACAAAAAGATTGAGCCCCGGAGCTAATGCCTCGGAGCCCAATAGAACACAGTCCCAATATAACACAAACAAGGAGGAAATAAAAGCATGAAGATCACCGTCGAATTTGCAAATCTGGACGAGTTCAAGCAGTACATGGGCGTCGAGTCCCCGAACCTGCTCGCCCAGGCATCCAAGGAAACAGAGGGCGCTCCTGCTCCTGCACCCGCTGAGACCGTCCAGGAGCCCCAGGAAGCACCCGAGCCCCATGCCCCTAAGAAGAACACCAAGAAGACCGAAAAGGCCGCCCCTGCGGAAGCTGAGCCCGCTCCTGAGCCTGCTGACGACGCTGCACCCGCTGAGCCCGCAGAAGTGACCGAGGACTTCCGCATCGTTGTCCGCAAGCAGCTCGCTGCTCTCAATAAGAAATGCGGCTACAACCGTGCGGCCGAACTGATCAAAGAGCTGACCGGCAAGAACAAGCTCACCGAAGTGAACCTCTCCGATCTGCCGAAGGTCATGGACCACGCAAAGGAGGAAACCAATGCCGACTAAACACGCCCGCTGCTCTGCATCGGCCGCGCATCGCTGGATCAACTGCCCCGGATCCGTCGCACTGTCTGACCAGTGTCCGGATCCCGGCGCCAGCAGCTACGCCGACGAGGGCACCCTGGCCCACAGCCTGGCCGAGCTGAAGCTCAGGCACGCGCTGAAGGAGCTGACCACGGGCCAGTACAAGAAAAAGCTGGCAAAGATCCAGCAGAGTGACTACTACAACGCCGAGATGGACGAGGCCACCGACTTCTATGTGGACGCTGTCCTAGAGGAGTTCGCCGCTGCCGACGAAGGCGCCGAGCTGATGATCGAGCAGCAGCTCAGCCTGGAGCAGTGGATCCCGGAGGGCTTCGGCACCTCTGACGTGGTCATCGTCAGCAACACCCAGATCCAGGTCATCGACCTGAAGTACGGCAAAGGCATCAAGGTCGAGGCCAAGAACAACCCCCAGCTCCGCCTCTACGGTCTGGGCGCCGCTGTCCTGTTTGGCAGCGTCTACGACTTCGACACCGTGAAGACCACAGTCATCCAGCCCCGCCTCGATCACGTCGACAGCGAGGTCGTGATCCTGAAGGAGCTGCTGCTCTGGGGCGAGGAGGAAGTCGCGCCCCGCGCCATCATGGCCATGGAGGGCACCGACTACATGGCAGCCGGCGACTGGTGCCGCTTCTGCCCTGCCAAGACCCGCTGCCGCAAGCGTGCCGAGTTCAACCTGGAGCTGGCCTGCATGGAGTTCCAGAAGCCTCCGCTGCTCTCTGACGAGGAGATCGGCGAAGTGCTGGCCAAAGCCGACCACCTTCAGAAGTGGGCCGAGGAGGTCAACCAGTACGCACTGGAGCAGGCTCTGGCCGGCAAGCACTTCGAGGGCTGGAAGCTGGTCGAGGGCCGCAGCATCCGCAAGTACGCAGACGAGACCAAGGTGGCCAGCACGCTGATGGCTGCCGGCTTCGACGAGGCGATGCTCTACCAGCGCAAGCTCAACGGCATCACCGAGATGGAGAAACTCGTCGGCAAGAAGAAGCTGGCCGCTACCCTGGGCGACCTGCTGATCAAACCCGCAGGCAAGCCGGTCCTCGTGCCGGAGTCTGATAAACGCGAAGCCATCAACACGACAGAAGCGGCGAAGGCCGACTTCACCAACACCGACGACGAGATCGCGCCGTTCTAAAATCAAGGAGGAAAATAAAAATGTCTGACACCAAAATCATCACCGGAAAAGTTCGCTTCAGCTATGTGAACATCTTCAAGAGCCGCGCCTTCCAGGCCGGGCAGGACGCCAAGTACAGCATCTGCCTGCTGATCCCCAAGGAGGACAAGGCCACCATCAAGAAGATCCGCGCAGCCATCGACGCAGCCGTCCAGGACGGCATCGCCTCCAAGTGGGGCGGCAAGAAGCCCGGCAACCTGAAGCTGCCCCTGCGCGACGGCGACGCCGAGCGCGCTGACGGGGCTCCTGAGTACGAGGGTATGTACTTCCTCAACTGCAACAGCAACCAGAAGCCCGGCATCGTGGACAAGGATCTGAACGAGATCCTGGACCCCGACGAGGTCTACTCCGGCTGCTGGGGCCGCGCCTCCATCAACTTCTTCCCCTTCAACACCAACGGCAACAAGGGCGTCGGCGTCGGCCTGAATAACATCCAGAAGCTGAAGGACGACGACCGCCTGGGCGCTGCCCGTGCTTCTGCCGAGTCCGACTTCGGCGGCGACGACTTCGAGGACGACGAGGATTTCTAAGGAGGACATACAGATGCACCGAGTTATGGGCGTGGATATAGAAACCTATAGCTCCGTGGACCTGGCCAAGGCGGGCGTCTACGCCTACGTGGAGGCGCCCGACTTCAACATCCTGCTCATCTCGTACATCTTCGACGACTGGGGCGAGGACGACGTCAAGACCATCGACTGCTTCGATGCTGATCCTGACATGATGGCCGAGTTCTGCGAGGCCCTTCTCGATCCCCAGATCGTCAAGACCGCCTTCAACGCGAACTTCGAGCGCACCTGTCTGGCCAAGTGGCTCCAGAAGTCCATGCCGCCGGAGGAGTGGCGCTGCACGATGGTCAAGGCGCTGACGCTGGGCCTGCCGGGCAATCTGGCAGGCGCCGGCGAGGCGCTGGGCCTTCCTCCCGAGAAGCTGAAGGACCCCCAGGGCAAGGCTCTGATCCAGTTCTTCTCAAAGCCGTGCAAGCCGACCCGGACCAACGGCCAGAGGACGCGCAACCTCCCACAGCATGACCCGGCCAAGTGGCAACTCTACAAGAGCTACAACCGGCAGGACGTTGTGACCGAGCAGGAGGTCCTACGGAAGCTATCCATCTACAAGACACCGGAGTCAGAGCAGGAGCTCTGGGCTCTGGACCAACACATGAACGACAACGGCGTGGCGCTCGACATCCCCATGGTCGAGAAGATCGTCGAATATGACACCCGGCGCCGGCAGGAGCTCCAGGAAGAAGCCCAGGAGCTCACCGGGCTGAAAAACCCAAACAGCCTGGCCCAGCTGAAGCGCTGGCTCGCAGAACAGGGCGTGGAGATGACCAGCGTCACCAAGGACACCATCACCGAAGCGCTGCGAGATCCGGATCTCCCGGACGTCGTCCGGAGAGTGCTGGAGATCCGCACCGCCCTGGGCAAGACCAGCGTGGCCAAGTACAGCACGATGCTGGTGGCGCACTGCCAGGATCACCGGCTGCGAGGCATCCTTCAGTTCTACGGCGCCAACCGATCCGGACGCTGGGCCGGCCGTCTGGTGCAGACGCACAACCTGGCCAAGAACACGCTGCCGGATCTGGCCCTGGCCCGCGAGCTGGCAGCCGAGGGAGACTTCGAGACCATGGGCACGCTGTTCGGAGAGACGGCCTTCGTCTTCTCCGAGTTGATCCGGACGGCCTTCATCCCATCAGAGGGCTGTCGCTTCGTGGTCTCTGACTTCTCGGCCATCGAGGCCCGAGTGCTGGCGTGGATCGCCGGCGAGGAATGGACCCTGGAGGCTTTCCGGCAGGGCAAGGACATCTATTGCGAGACCGCCTCCATGATGTACCACGTGCCCGTGGAGAAGCACGGAGCCAACGGCCACCTCCGCCAAAAAGGAAAGGTCGCAGTTCTGGCCTGCGGCTACCAAGGCGGCGTCGGCGCCATGAAGCGCATGGACAAAGACGGCACCATCCCGGAGGACGAGCTTCAGAGCGTCGTGGACCAGTGGCGGGGGGCCAACCCCAATGTGGTGAAGCTCTGGCGCAACTGCGAGATGGCGGCTAGGACAGTCATCGAAGAACACCGCACCGTGCGGATGAAGAACGGCATCGCCTTCGGCTACATCAACGGCAACCTGTTCATCAGGCTGCCCAGCGGCCGGAAGCTCTGCTACTGGGACACCCGGCTGAAGATGGACCCCCGCGACGGCCGCGAGCACATCGTCTACATGGGCGTCAATCAGGAGACCAAGCAGTGGGGCGAGACCGAGACCTACGGCGGCAAGCTGGTCGAGAACATCACCCAGGCCATCGCCCGGGACTGCCTGGCGATCTCCATGCAGCGCGTCGCTGCGCTGGGCTACAAGATTGTTATGCACATTCACGACGAGATGGTCGTTGACGTGCCCAACGAGGACACCGACGCCCTGGCCAGGATCAACGCCTGCATGGGTCAGGAGATCCCCTGGGCCCCCGGCCTACCCCTTCGGGGCGACGGCTACGAAACACCGTTTTACATGAAGGACTAAAGGAGGGTCCCCCCCCGGTATGTCCAACCAAAGGAGGAACACTATGGAACCTATCAGCATACGCTGGGCGACCGGCTACATGAACATCGACCCCGGCGCCTTTTTCCCTACCAGCGCAGCCAGGGTCCGCGAGCTCTCCCGGGTGGTCGCCCTGGACTATGAGCATCAGGACGACATCCGGATGCAGCTGGTCCGGCACTGTACTGAGCGCGCTCAGGCGATCATGGACGGCCGCAAGGCTCTCGCCAACGAAGCAGTAAACCACCAGCAGAAGGCAGCAGACCTGCAGCCCTGGATCAACCTCCGGGAGCACCGAATCCACGCCCTCCAGGCCTGCCTGAAGGAGCAGCCCAAAAAGGCCCGCGCCCTGGAATACCCGGCCCGCATCAAGGCCGAGAAGGAAGCGCTCAAAACCCTGAAGGCTGAACAGCGTGGGGAGCGCGCAGCCTGCGAGAAAAAGAAGCGGGAGTTCATCCAGGCCGAAAAGGACGCCCAGCAGCTTCGACGGAACGCGGAGGTGATCCAGGCATGAACATGGCCAAGAAAATGACCCCAAACACCACCCAGCTGATCCCGGTCCGCTACAACGGCGACCTGCTGATCGCCACCGGCCGCAGCCGCTACGAGAAGGAGTGGAAGAACAAGACCATGCCCTGGTCGGCGCTGCTCTCCCGGCTGGCGAAGTCTATGGAGACACCGGAGACCCATGCCGAGTACATGAAGATGAACAAAGAGCAGCAGGACAAGATCAAGGACATCGGCGGCTTCGTCGGCGGTCATCTGAAGGATGGCCGCCGCAAGACGGGCTACGTCGTGGCCCGTCAGCTGCTGACTCTCGACCTGGACTTCCCTCCGGCGGAGTTCTGGGACGACATCGTGAACAACCTGGAGATCGACAGCGCCCTGGCCGTCTACTCTACCCACAAGCACACCACAGCGAAGCCCCGCTACCGCCTGATCATGCCCCTCGACAGAGAGGTCACGCCGGACGAATACGAGGCCATCGCCTGCAAGATCGCCGAGAAGATCGGCATCGACTACTTCGACGACTCCACCTTCCAGCCGACCCGTCTGATGTACTGGCCGAGCCATAGCGTGGACGTCGAGCCCTTCTTCCAATACTACGACGCCCCCTTCCTGGCGGCTGACTCCATCCTGGCAGAGTACCCGGACTGGACCGACACCAGCTACTGGCCGGAGTCCTCGCGCATGGCCGGGATCCGGAAGCGCCAGGCAGACAAACAGGGCGATCCGCTGACCAAGAAGGGCATCGTGGGCGCCTTCTGCCGCACTTATACGATCACCCAGGCCATCGCCAAGTTCCTGCCGGACGTCTACACCCAGACGGCCAAAGAGGACCGCTACACCTACGCAGCCGGCTCAACTGCTGCCGGCCTCGTGGTCTATGACGGCGACGTCTTTGCCTACTCCAACCACAGCACCGACCCGGCCGGCGGCCAGCTCTGCAACGCCTTCGACCTGGTCCGCCTCCACAAGTTCGGGCACCTGGATGATGGCAAGGAAGACAAGAGCGGCAAGGACCGCCCGAGCTACGGCGCCATGGCCACCTTCGCGAGCGAGGACCAAAGCGTCAGCCTGACGCTCGCGAACGATACCCGTGCGAGGACCGTGCTCGACTTCGAGGCAGATCTACCGGAAGACGACACCGATGACAGCTGGAAGGCCAAGCTGGTCCGAGGCGAGAGTGGCGACGTCAAGCCGCTGATCACCAACGCCGTGCTGATCCTGGAGAACGAGCCCGCCCTTCAGGGAATCCGCTACAACGAGCTGAGCAACGGCATCGAGGTCAAGGGCGAACTGCCCTGGCCGTGCCCGAACAAATACTGGAGAGACGCCGACGACGCCCAGCTCTACACCTGGGTGGCCGACCGGTATGGCGTACAGTTCCCGGAGAACCGCTTCAGCAAGGCGCTCACGACCGTCACGGACAAGCGCCGCTTCAACCCGCTGCGGGAATATGTCCAGCAGCTCCCTGAGTGGGATGGCGTCCCGAGAGCCGACACGCTGCTGATCGACTACCTGGGAGCACCGGACACCGAGTACACCCGAGTCGTCACCCGCAAGACCCTCGTCGGAGCCATCCAGCGCGTGCTGCAGCCTGGCTGCAAGTTCGACACCGTCCTCGTCCTGGATGGCAAGCCCGGCATCGGCAAGAGCACCCTGCTCCGGAAGCTGGGCGGGAAATGGTTTAGCGACTCCCTCAGCCTGGCCGACACCAGGGACAAGACCGCAGCCGAGAAGCTCCAGGGCGTCTGGATCATGGAGATCGGCGAGATGCAGGGCACCCGCAAGGCCGACGTGGACATTATGAAGGGCTTCATCAGCCGCCAGGTGGATGAGTACCGCGCAGCCTACGGCCGCGTCGTGGAACATCACCCGAGGACCTGCATCATCTGCGGCACCACGAACAGCACAACCGGCTTCCTGAGAGACACCACCGGCAACCGGCGCTTCTGGCCCGTGCCTGTCAACGGCGGCGGCCGCCTCAGTGTCTGGGATATGACCGAAGACACCCGCGCTCAGATCTGGGCCGAGACCATGATCCTCGTGGCCGAGGGCGAGACCTCTTATCTGGACGCCGCGATGGAGCTGGAGGCTGCGAAGATGCAGCGCGAGGCCATCGAGTACGACGACCGCGAGGGCGAGGTCATCGACTACCTGGAGACCCTACTGCCGGCGGACTGGTACAGCTGGGACATGGCGAAGCGCGTGGACTTCTTCCAGCAGCGTGACGTCCTGGACGTGAAGGTGGACTGCACCATGCGCCGGACTAAGGTCTGCGCCCGTGAGATCTTCTGCGAGTGCTGGGGGCGGCCAAAGAACGCCTGGAAGCGCCAGGACGGCTACGACATCGCCGGCATCATGGCGAGGATCTCCGGCTGGGAAAAGACCGGCAGGGAAGCGAGGGTCCCAGGCTACGGCCACCAGCGAGTGTACACAAGAGTCGAGGAATGATGTGGATTTGAACTTGTGGACGCTCACACTTGTGGACACCTGAACGGAGTCCACAAGTCAGCTTGTGGACAGATATGTGGACACGGAAAAACCTTGATTTTACAAGGCTTTTCCACAAGTCCACAAGTGACCACAAGTATTATATGAATTTTTATTATTACAACCGCAAAGAGCGCCCGTAAAACGCCCTCGCGCATATACACAGGGCCTATATTGAAAATTTTCGGCGAAACTTGTGGACAAGGAGGACACCCATGGAAAAACGAGAACGAGACATAGAAAAATGGCTGCGCGAGAAGATCCAGCAACTGGGCGGCGTCGCGATGAAGTTCACCAGCCCCGGCAATGATGGCGTGCCTGACCGGATCGCAATACTGCCAGGGGGCCAGGTGTGGTTTATCGAACTGAAGAAGGACGGCGAGGTCCCGAAAAAGATCCAGGAATGGCAGATCGAACGACTCCAGAAGCTGGGCTGCAACGTGGCAGTGATCGCAGGCATGAAGGAGGCGCGAGCCTGGATCTGGGAGGTGATCAGCTGATGAAGTACACCCCCCACGACTACCAAACAAGGGCCACCAACTTCATCCTGGAGCACCCGAAGGCCGGGATGCTGCTGGAGATGGGCCTGGGCAAGACCGTCATCACCATGACCGCCATCGACATCCTGATCAACGAGATGTTCGAGGTGGATCGCGTCCTGGTCATCGCGCCGAAGCGAGTGGCCGAGGACACCTGGACACGAGAGCACGCCAAGTGGGACCACCTCCGTCACCTTCGCGTCAGCAAGGTGCTGGGATCACCGGAGCAGCGGCGCCGGGCGCTGACCACGGACGCCGACATCTACGTCATCGGCCGCGACAACGTGGTCTGGCTGGTGGATCTCTACCAGAAGCTGAAGACCGGCTGGCCCTTCGACATGATCGTGATCGACGAGCTCTCCAGCTTCAAAAACCCCCAGGCCAAACGCTTCCGGGCTCTCCGGAAGGTCATGCCGAAGGTGAGCAGGGTCGTCGGTCTGACCGGCACTCCTTCGGCCAACGGTCTCATGGACCTCTGGGCTGAGATCTACCTGCTGGACCGTGGCGAACGCCTGGGCCACACGCTGGGCGCCTACCGCGAGAAATACTTCCGGCCGGGAGCCCGGAACGGTTACATCGTCTTCAAGTGGGAGCCCCTTCGGGGAGCCAGGGAGAAGATCGAGGCCGCCATCAGCGACATCTGCATCAGCATGAGCGCGGCCGACTACCTGAAGCTGCCGAAGCGGATCGACAACCGGATCCCGGTCAAGCTGAGCCCCCAGGAGATGAAGCAGTACAAGACCATGGAGGCCGAGCAGCTGCTTCACATCGACGACGAGGACGTGGTCGCCCTGAACGCGGCCGCCGTGATGACCAAGCTCCTACAGATTGCCAACGGCAGCGTCTACTCCCACGAGGGCAATGTCGTCCGGCTGCATAATGCAAAGCTGGAGGCGCTGCTGGAGATTATCGACACCACCGACAGCCCTGTCCTGGTATTTTACAGCTACAAGCACGACCTGGACGCTATCCGGGCGGCGATCCCCGAGGCCCGGACTTTGGACGGCCCGGAGGACATCGCAGAGTGGAACGCTGGCGAGGTCCAGGTGCTCCTGGCGCATCCGGCCAGTGTGGGCTACGGCCTCAATCTCCAGGAGGGCGGCCATGTGATCGTGTGGTACGGCCTCACCTGGAGCCTGGAACTCTACCAGCAGGCCAACGCCCGCCTCTATCGGCAGGGCCAGGAGAAGCCGGTGATCATCCACCACCTGATCGCAGAGGGCACCGTGGACGAGCAGGTCATGGATGCCCTGGAGGCAAAGGACACCAGTCAGGCGGCCTTGATGGCAGCACTGAAAGAAAGGAGAAATAAATGAGCGACCCGAGGAGAAACGCGGAGGGCTATCTCGATGTGACAGCCTATCTCGGCACCAAAAACGTCATACAAGAAGAAAACGAGGCCGAGCGAAAGAACAAGGACCTGATCCACACCTTCCGCCTTTTGGCTGACATGGCTGGATTTGAAATAGTCGGCCGCATCACGATAAAACACAAAAAGACAGGGAGGATTTTCAGATGATCGGATATTTAAGCGGTCCCATTACGGGCCATAAAGACTACCGGCGTCAGTTTGCGAAGGCTGCCGCCGCGCTGAAGGAGATGGGCTACAATGTCATTAACCCTGCGGCGATTGATGACGCCATTCCCGTCGAGTGCATGAGCTACGAGGAAATCATGCGGATCGACCTGGAGCTCCTGTCCACTGCTGACTACCTGGTGCAGCTTCCCGGCTGGGAGCGATCCATCGGCGCCAGCCGCGAGCTGGGCTTCGCCCTGGGCACCGACAAGATCATCGTCAGCCTGGAGCAGCTTCTCACGAAGGAGGTGACGCTGTCATGACTTTAGACGAGACCTATGACTTCCTGATGCAGATCCGCCGCAAGGAGATCATCATCAGACGGAAAGAGACCCAGCGGGACGAGCTGAGGGCCTGCCTGCTGCCTGGCGCCATCCGCTATGACCGCGACAGGGTCCAGAGCACTCCGACCGATAAGATGGCCGACGTCATCGTCAGAGTGGACGAGCTGGACCGAGAGATCGAGCAGCTCCGGCGTGAGAAGGCCTCCCTGGTCATCGAGATCAGCGACGCTATTGAGACGCTGGAGGACGACTACGAGAGAACCGTGCTGACCGAGTTCTACATAGCACGGGCACCGATGACCGAGGTGGCTGACGCCATCAACTACAGCGTCCGCAGGGCGTATCATTTCAGGAAGATGGGCGTCACCCATCTGGGGGAGGTTTTAGGATGATACGACTCCTGCATGGCGACTGTCTGGCAATGCTGAAAGAAGTGGAGCCTGGCAGCGTGGACCTGATCCTCTGTGATCCTCCCTACTCCTCCGGCGGAACTCATGCCGGCGACCGCAAGGCCAGCACGACGGCCAAGTACACCGACAACGACTTCAACGGGGCCGCCAGGCTCCCGGCCTTCTCCGGCGATAACATGGACCAGCGGAGCTTCACGGCCTTTATGCGATGGGTGTGCAGCGAGCTGAGGCAAAAGACCAGGGAGGGGGGGATCCTGGAGATGTTCGTGGACTGGAGAAATTTCCCTGCGATGACGGACGCCGTGCAGATGGCCGGCTGGGTGTGGAGGGGCGTCGTTGTATGGGACAAGGGCATCAGCAGAAACCAGCCGGGACGCTTCCGGAACGACTGCGAGTTCGTGGTCTGGTGCTCCAATGGCGATCTGCCTATTGACTGGAAGGCTGCTAAAGGCACCAAGGCCTTGCCGGGCGTCTACCATGTCCCCATAGTGGCGCCGAAGCAGCGCTTCCACCAGACTGAGAAGCCCGTGGAGCTGCTGGAGAGCCTTCTGGCCATCTGTCCCCCGGGCGGCATTGTTTTAGATGCCTTCATGGGATCCGGTAGCACCGGCGTGGCAGCTGTTAAAACCGGCCGGAGCTTCATCGGGGTGGAACTGTCCGACCAATACTTCGACACGGCCACCAAGCGCATCCAGGAGGCCGAGGACGAACTACTGAACGACTTTTAGAAAGTCGGCGAACATTGCAAACCAGAACGTGCTATACTGGTAAAGTGGACGAATGAGAGCAGGACCGAAAGGGCCTGCTCTTTTCCGTTTATCGAAACGACAAATAGGAGGCGGCGAGACCATGCCAAAAGCAAGGAACTCGAAAGTGGACGAGGCCCTTGCATTGTATCGGCAGGGCCTTAAACTCATAGAAATCTCCCGGAAGCTGGACATCCCGGAGGGGACTGTCCGCCGATGGAAATGCACCTACAAATGGGACGCCCCCGAAGAAACCGAGCGCTCGCAACCTAAAAAACCGAACGCTCGCAAACGAGGAGGGCAGCCTGGTAACAAGAACGCCACTGGGCCACCCGGTAACAAGAACGCCGAGAAGTTCGGCTTCCTGTCCAAGTATCTCCCAGAGGAGACACTGGAACTGCTGCACTTGACAGCGGGCTCCTCCCCTCTGGATCTTCTCTGGACCCAGATCCAGCTGGCCTACGCTGCCATCATCCGGGCCCAGAAGATCGCCTACGTCAAAGACGCTGAAGACAAGACCATCGAGAAGATCGAGGACCGCAGCGGCGCCGAGTCATGGGGCGAGAAATGGGAAGTCCAGCAGGCCTGGGACAAGCAGGCCAACTTTATGAAAGCACAGGCACGCGCTCAGAGTGAGCTCCGTGGTCTGATTAAGCAATACGACGAGATGCTGCACAAGGACTGGGACGCAGCCACAGAGGAGCAGAAAGCTCGCCTTCATCTGCTGAAGGCTAAGCTGAACGACGGCTCCGATGACGCCGGGAAGGTGGTGATCATCAATGACACGCACGACCCGCATCAGTGACCTGATCATCCCGAAGTTCTGGCCGGCCTTCAATGATCGAGAGCACACGCACAAGATCCTGACCTCTGGGCGAGCCGGCACCAAGTCCTCAGAGGCTGCCATCGAGGTCGTGTATAAGATCGTCAGCGAGGAAGACTGCTCCGCCGTGGTCATCCGGAAGCGCCATAACAAGCTCCGGAAAACGGTCTACAAAGAAATCAAGCGAGCCATCAAGCGCCTGGGGCTGCCGGAGAGCCTGTTCAAGATCACGGTCAGCCCCATGGAAATCACATACAAGCCAAACGGTAACACCATTTACTTCACCGGATCCGACAGCATTGACGGCACCAAGGGCATCATCGACGAGAGCAAGCCCATCAAGATCGTGCTGCTGGATGAGGTCAGCGAGTTCTTCACAGACGGCGAAGGCGAGGACGAGCTCCAGAACATCGAGGCGACCTTCATCAGAGGCAACGCCGAAGGCTTCCAGATGCTCTACCTCTACAACCCGCCGAAGAACCCCAACGCCCCCGTGGTGGTCTGGTGCCGGAAGATGGAGAAGCGTCCGGACTGCATCCACGTCCATGTGGACTACCGGGACGTGCCTCCTGAGTGGCTGGGCGCCAAGCTGATCGAGGCGGCTGAGATCCTCCACGAAGTGGATGAGCGCCAGTGGAGATGGCTCTGGCTCGGTCTCAGCATCGGCGTGGACGAGCTTATTTACTATATGTTCGGCGATGCTGCCATCCAGCGCCCGAGCCGCGACCACTACCGGATCATCGGCATCGGCGTGGACTATGGCCAGCAGAACGCCACAACATACCAGGCGGCCGGCCTGAATGAGTACGAGCACAAGCTGGACGGCCTGGCGGAATACTACCACAGCGGCCGGGAGACCGGAACGCAGAAAAGCCCCAGCGAGTACGCCGGGGACTTCGTCAAGTTTTTGAACCTGCTGCATGAAACCTACTCATGCAGCTATTTTTATACCTTCATCGACCCCTCGGCCCGTGGCCTGATGGAGGAGATCAAGCGGGCCACCAGGGGCATCGGTTACAACGTGCTGATCCGCGACGCCGAGAACGACGTGGCGCTGGGAATCTCCCGAGTGCAGAAGCTCCTAACCTTCAAGATGATGACCGTGTCGCCAGACCAGGAGAACGCCGTCCGGGAGTTCGGTCTCTATGAGTACGACAAGAAAAGCATCGAGAGGGGCCGCGAGGAGCCCGTGAAGCAGGACGACCATGGCATGGACGCCATCCGCTACCTGGTCATGGGAATGTGGTCGAAAATCAAGAACTACCTGCCCGTTAGGGATAAAGAGGAGGAGCCGGAAGGAGCCATAAAATGAACATTTTCGAGTATTTCAAAAAGAAGGGCATCGACACCATCGACAGCTCCTTCTACAGCAAGATCGCCATGTGGGACAGCTGGTACAGGGCGAACGTCAAGCGCTTCCACCAGTACCGTGTCTACCATGGCACCGGGCAGTATGAGCGCTGCCATCGCAAGAGCCTGGGCATGGCGAAGAAGATCTGCGAGGACATCAGCGACCTGTTGCTGAACGAGCGCGTCACCATCACCATCAAGGACGAGACCACGGCCAAGTTCGTCCGTAGCGTTCTCGATGCTGCGAACTTCACCGTGCAGGGCAACGAGTACCAGGAGCGCAAGGCTGCTTGCGGCACCGTGGCCTATGTCCCGTATCTGACCAACATGGAAGTGGCCGAAGACGGCAGCGTCCTGAGTGCTGACATCAAGCTGGACTATGTGGTGGCCAAGAACATCTACCCCACAGCCTGGGAGAACTCCAGGATCACCGAGGTCATCTTCGCATTTCCGAAGACCTACAAGCGCAAGAAGTACGTCCAGCTCCAACACCATAAGCTGGAGCCCTGGCAGGACAAGGGTGGCAACGATCTCGGCTATCAGTACGTCATCGAGAACAGCGTCGTGGAGTGTTCCTCCGGCGCTGGTCGAGATCTGACGCCTGCCGAGTGGAACGCGATCCCGTACTTCGAGGGCCTGGCTGCCAGAGTCGAGACCGGCTCCAATCAGCCCCAGTTCATCATCGACAAGCTGAACATCGCGAACAATGTAGACGAGGACGACACCAACCCGATGGGCGTGGCACTTTTCGCCAACAGCATCGACGTCCTGGCCAAGATCGACCTGGAGTACGACAGCTACGCCAACGAGTTCACCCTCGGTCGCAAGCGCATCTTCGTGGCGCCTGAGATGCTGACCGACGCCAGCGGCTCCCAGGTATTCGATCCCGACGACAGTGTCTTCTATACGCTGCCGGAGGACTACTTCAAGAACACCAAGGAGGCGCTGCACGAGGTCAACATGGAGCTGAGGACCGAGCAGCACGAGCAGGCCATCAACAACGATCTGAATCTGCTCTCCTTCAAGTGCGGCTTCGGCACCCAATACTACCGCTTCGAGCGTGGCACGGTCGCGACGGCCACCCAGGTCATCAGCGAAAACTCCGATATGTACCGCACGATCCGCAAGCATGAGATCATCCTCCAGGATGTTTTCACCGACCTGATCCGCACGATCATCCGCCTGGGTAAGACTGCCAACGTGTCCGGCCTGGCGGAGAACACCGACATCGTGATCGACTTCGACGACTCCATCATCGAAGACAAGCAGACGGAAAGAGCCGAGGACCGCAAGGACGTCGCCATGGGCGCCATGGGCCTGCCGGAGTACCGCGCGAAATGGTACGGCGAGACGGAGGAAGTCGCAGCCAGTAAGCTGCCTGACCAGTCCGCCGGCGTTCTGATGTAATGGATCAGAGCTACCACGACCTACTGGCTGCCGGCGTCGAGAAGCGCTTCCGGGACCTGGAGATGGCGATCATGGACGACATCATCCGCCGGATCCGGAAGGCCGGCACAATCACCGACTCGGCCGACTGGCAGATCCAGCGCCTCATCATCCTGGGCAACAGCACCCAGGACATTGAGGACCTGATCCGGAAGGCCGTGGACGGAAACGAGGAGGAAGTCCGCCGGCTCTACGCTGAGGTCATCGAGCGGGAATATACCCGCGACCGCAGCCTCTACGAGCAGATCGGCAAGGAGTTCATCCCCTACGAGCAAAACCCCGAGCTCCAGCAGCTGACCGACGCCCTGGTGCATCAGTCCAGCGAGGAGCTCTACAACATCACCAGGAGCACCGGCTTCATGCTGGACAACGGCCACGGCGGGAAAGTCTTCACGCCCCTGGCTGACGTCTACAATGGCTACCTGGACGACGCCATCACCGGCATGGCCAACGGCGCCTACGACTACAACACGCTGGTCCGCCGCATGGTCAGCCAGATGACAGCCTCCGGGCTCCGGACCGACCACCCCTTCAGCGATGGCGGCAGCGACTACGGCGTGGACTACGCCAGCGGCTGGCACAATCGCGTGGACGTGGCCGCCCGCCGTGCTCTACTCACTGGCTTCGGTCAGCTCACCGGTCACGTCACGGATCTGAACGCCCAGCGGCTGGGAACCGACTACTTCGAGGTCACATGGCACGCCGGAGCTCGTCCGGATCACGCTGCATGGCAGGGCAAGGTCTACACCAGGGAGCAGCTGACAACCAAGTGCGGCCTGGGCACCGGCCCGGGCCTGCTGGGCTGGAACTGCCGCCACACCTACTATCCCTTCATCCCCGGAGTGAGCGAGCGGCTCTACACCGACGAATGGCTGGAGGAGCAGAACGCCAGGGAAAACACTCCGCGCCGCTTCCGTGGCAAGGAGTACACCACCTACGAGGCCACTCAGAAGCAGAGGCAGATGGAAACAGCTATGCGGGCCCGGCGTGAGCAGGTGCAGCTCCTTCGTGCTGGAGGGGCTGACAAGGAAGACATCACCATCGCCCGGTGCAAGTACCAGGCCCAGCTGGAGCAGTACCGCAGCTTCTCGAAGGCGATGGGCCTGGAGGAGCAGACGGAGCGCATCTACACGGGACGTACCACGGGCAGAATTTCACCGAGCCCGCAGGTCTACGCGCAATGGCAGGCCGAGCAGGCAGCCAAAGCGGCCAACCGTGCGAAAGAACGCGCCGAGAAGCAACGCAGAGCGGCCCAGGACGCAGCTCAGAAAGGAGCAAGCACATGATCCGGATAAACGTCAAGGACACCGGGATCACCGTCTCAGGGCACGCACAGCGGCTCCCTGGGGCGTCTCCCGGGCATAACATTATTTGCGCCGGCGTCTCGGCGCTGACCCTCACGCTGATCGAGGGGCTGCGCGAGGTGGCGGGCATCGAGATCCAGGAGAGCGTCAGACCGGGCAGCACTGTCATCAGCTGGCCGGATCTGAATGAGATCGGCCGGGCGCTGGTCCGCACTTATGTCCTGGGCCTGGAAGGCATCCGGGACAGCTATGGAGAAATAACGATAATTTGAGCGCCGCGAGGCGCTTTTATTATGAGCAGACGCCGGGCTCTGAGCCGGCGGGAATGTTCACGACACATTACAAAAACGGAGGAATGACCCAATGAAAAAGTATTTTAACCTTCAGCTCTTTGACAACGGCGGCGAGGGCGGCTCTGGCGGAGGTCAGGGCGGAAACGCTGGGGACGGCAACGGCAGCCAGGGAAATGCCGGGAATAATGGAGGCACCGGAGGCTACAGCTTCCAGCAGGCCGAGGAGATCGCCCAGGCTCGTGCAGAACGCGCCGAGAAGGCCGCTCTCAGCTCCTACTTCAAGCAGCAGGGCATGAGCGAGGAGGAAATCAACCAGGCGATCAAGGACTTCAAGGCCAACCGAGAGAAGCAGCGCCCCAATGTGGACGCCATCACGAGAGAGCGCGATGACGCGCTCGCAGAACTGGCTCAGATGAAGAACAGCCAGACTCTCGCCCAGAAGGGCGTCCGCGCCGAGGACACTGACTACGTCATGTTCAAGATCGCGGCCCTGATGAAAGAGGACAGCAAGCTCGACTTCGAGAAGGCCGCCACCAAGTTCCTGAAAGAAAACCCCCGCTTTGCTACCAGCGGCAGCGGGTCCTACCGCGTGAAGACCGGCACGGAAAGTTCCGGTGCGGGCAGCTCTGGAAACCAGAACAGCAACGACTTCATCAACGCTGCCATCCGCAGAAAAGCGGGCCGCAACTAACAAAATTATGGAGGAATAACCACATGAAAAAGTATTTTAATCTTCAGCTTTTTGAGACCGACGCCCAGATCATTGACAGATCTGGCGCCGAGTCTCTGATCCCCGAGGACCGTGCTGCGGAAATCATCCAGGGCGCCATCGCTCAGTCCGCTGTCCTCTCCATGGGCCGCCGTCTGGCCAATATGACTGCAGCCCAGACCCGTCTCCCTGTTCTGGATGCTCTGCCTATCGCCTACTTCGTGAACAGCGACACCGGTCAGAAGAAGACCACCAGACAGGCATGGGACAAGAAGACCATCATCGCCGAGGAGATCGCGGTCATCGTTCCCATCCCCGAGGCAGTTCTGGACGACGCTGACTACGACATCTGGGGCGAGGTCCGTCCTCGTATCCAGGAGGCTTTTGGCCAGGTCATCGACGCCGCCATCCTGTTCAGCACTGACAAGCCTGCAACCTGGCGTGAGGGTCTGGTGCCTTCCGCTACTACTGCCGGCGCGGTGAAGCAGATCTCCGCTGATCTTTACACTGACCTGCTCGGCGAGGGCGGCATCATCTCCAAGGTGGAGGAGTCCGGCTACTTCGTGTCCGGCCATGTGGCCGACATCGGTATGCGTGCTAAGCTGCGCGGCCTGAAGGACGGCAACGAGCGTCCTCTGTTCCTGAACTCCATGCAGCAGGCTGGCAATTATACCCTGGACGGCTCCGCCATCCAGTTCCCTCGCAATGGCGCCTTCGACAAGACCAAGGCCCACATGATCTCCGGCGACTTCTCTCAGCTGGTGTACTCCATCCGCCAGGACATCACCTTCAAGCTGTTCACTGAGGGCGTCGTGCAGAACACTGACGGCACCATCGCTTACAACCTGATGCAGAACGACATGGTGGCCCTTCGTGCTGTCATGCGTCTGGGCTGGGAGATCCCGAACCCTGTCAACGCCATGGCCAAGGAAAAGGCGAAGCGTTTCCCGTTCGCCGTGCTGACCCCCACCAACGTCTAAGTAAAGGAGGTGCAGCCTGATGTACGTCTCCTATGATTTTTACAAGCAGACCTTCGGGGACACGATCCCCGAGGCTGACTTCTCCAAAGTCGAGGCCAAGGCGGAGGCGGTCATCGGCTACCTGACCTATATCAACGGGGACATCTTCGCCAAAGAGGACAACCGCGTGAAGCTCGCGGTCTGCGCTGCGGCGGAGGTCGTCCATTATCACAACAACCAGGCCAGCGCAAACGGCAACCAGACTGCAGGTGTGAAAAGCGAGACCAACGACGGCTACTCCGTGACCTACATCACAGAGGGCCGGGACGGCCAGACCGCTGAGGAGCTGCTCCGCAAGAAGATCCTCGAAGCGGCCCGCGTCTACCTGCTGCCGACCGGATGGCTGAGCCGATCCCTGAAGGGAGGCTGCCGCCATGTATGTGCAGACTGCGATAACAGTCTTTAATAAACGCCTGGGCGCTGATCGGCGCGAGGTCTACTTCCCGACCTGCATCCGCAGCGCGTCCTTCCTGGAGAACAAGAGCTCCGGCCACTCTACGGACGGAGCTCACTCCCAGAGCCTCGCCTACAAGTTGAGGATCCCGCTGGGAGCGAAGATCCAGGACGGCCGGAGCTATGTCCCGGCGGATAAGTTCCGCCAGCTGGGCGAGGATGCAGCTGCCAAGGCGTGGACGCTCCAGACCGGCGACTATGTGCTGCCTATGGCGACTGAGCTGACGGCTCCGGTCGATCAGAAGCAGATGGAGGCGCTCGGCCATCTGATCTACGTCAAGGAGTACGCGGACAACACCATCAGAGGCTCGGCCGCCGTGAAGCACTGGCGGATCGGAGGCGAATAATGGCGTTTAAGCCCATCACCAACCCCAGGGGCGCCATCATCCGGGGAAAGAACGGCAAGGCCGAGCTGATCTGGAACGCCGGCTGCGCCCCGAGAATGAACGAAATGCTCAGCAAGAAGCAGGAGATCATCGACAGTGAAGTGCTCAGGCTCTGCGCTCCGATGGTTCCTAAACGCACCGGCGCCCTGGAGCGATCCGGCACGCTGGGCACCGTCATCGGCTCCGGCGAGGTGCAGTACATCGCACCATACGCCCGCCGGCAGTATTACAACACCAGCCCGACCCGCAGCTACGACTCCAGGCGTGGCGGTATGTGGTTTGAGCGAATGAAAACCGCACACAGGACGCAGATCCTGAAGCTGGTCAACAAGTAAAGGAGGTCCGACATGGTCAAGTCAATCATCGAGGGCGTCGCTGACTTCTTCAAGGACTGCCCTCTCCTCAATGCCGGAGTGTTCCGCGTGGACGCCCTGGGAGACGAGCCGCAGGAGTACACCATCGAGACGGGGATCTTCAACCCGATCATCGAGACATACATCGACGGCAGCTCTGACCGGCGCTACCAGTTCAACTTTGGCAGCCGGGAGTATTACAGCATGGACCGGCTCCAGAACATCGCCAACAGCACCTTTTACGAGGACTTCGCCAACTGGGTCGAAGCTCAGGAAGCTGCCGGCAGTTTTCCGGAGCTGCCGGAAGGTATGCACCCGGAACAGCTCAGCGTGCTCTCGTCTGGCTATATGTTCGACGAGTCCATGAGGAATGCACGCTACCAGATCCAGTTAGAACTCATCTATCACAAGGAGGCATAAGCACATGAAAAAGATCAACCTTCAGCTCTTTGACGAGAGCCGTGCTGCCCTGCTTCGCAACGCCATCGCGGACTATGCCGAGATCGACGGCGCCTTCGAGCTCATGGGCACCGGCTTCACCACTCTGGACGAGAGCCCCAACGCACAGACCGACAGCGAGACCTACATCAACGAGGTCACTGCATCCACCGACATCACCAGCTACGAGACCGAGTTCGCCTACGAGTCCCGCCTGATCCCTTCCCAGAAGGCAATCTACAAGCTCTGGAAGATGGGCCGCGATCACGCCACTGGCAGCGCCGCCCAGCTGAAGTATGTCCGCGTGGAGCTGTTCAACCCCATCGGCGAGCCCTCTGAGGCTGCTGCCGAATACACCGCCCGCCAGTTTACCGTGGCCAACGAGGTCAGCGAAAACTCCGGCGCCGGCGGCGAGAAAATCAGCGTCACCGGCACCCTGCACGCCGTCGGCGATCCCGTTCTGGGTAAGTTCGACACCGTGGCCAAGAAGTTCACCGCCGGCGACTTCAAGGGCAAGTACGACACCGCAGCAGCTGCGGCTAAGCCCTAAACAACGCAGCAACTGGCTCCGCACGACTGGCCTGATCAGGCAGTGAGCGACTAGGCACCAGCAGGCCAAACGGTGCAGCCTGCTGGTGCTCTTTTTATAGCACCGACCAATGGAGGAAAACAAAATAATGGAATTGATCATTAACAACGTCAAGCTCGAAGGCGATCTGATGGACGCCGACTTCATGGAGAAGTTCGAGACGGCCATGGTTAAAATGCGCGACTCTGCTCTGGAGGCGAAGCGTCAGAGCCTCCCGACTGCTGCGGCCAATTACCGCGCCCAGTGCGAAGTCGTCAACACCTGCTTCGACGAGATCTTCGGCGCCGGCACGGCTGTCAAGCTGTTCGGCGGCAAGATGAACGTCATGGATCACCTCATGGCCATCGAGAAGGTCAGCGAGTGGGCCGCTGGTGAGCGCAAGGCCCTCAACGACCTCACCAACCGCTACACCCAGCGCCAGCAGAACGCCGTCCGTAATATGCAGACCGCGCAGTTCGTCTCCCAGAAGCACGGCAAGGGTAAAAAGCGCTGAACCTGCTGATCGACGGGCTGCCGGAGGAGGTCGAGATCGCGGGCCAGCTGGTCCCGATCAGCACGCACTTCCGGACAGGCATACTGTTCGAGGAAGTGCTGCAAGATCCTGAGCTCGATGATCTGGAGAAGATCCAGACCGCGCTCCAGTTATACTTCCCCGGCGTCGTTTTTGACCCTGATGTGCTCGACGAGGCGGTCAGCAAGATGGTCTGGTTTTACCGCTGCGGCGTGGATCCCGCAGAGACGACGGGCAAGTCCGCAGACGACACCGTCAACGATGAACCGCCTTTTTCCTACGAGCACGACGCTGATTATATTTACTCCGCGTTTATGCAGGCTTACAGCCTGGACCTGGCGCGGCGCCCCCTCCACTGGTGGCAGTTCCGAGCCCTCTTTAAATCGCTCCCTGAAGACACGCAGCTGGTCAAAATCATCGGCTACCGCACGATGAAGATCCCGGCCAAGATCTCCAAGGAGCAGCGGCAGCACTATGAGCATCTGAAGCGCGTCTATGCGCTCCCTCAGTCGGCTGACCGTCAGCAGCTCGAAAGTGACCTTAACAAACTACTTATGAACGGCGGCAACCCTGCCGCACTTTTGAATAGTAGCGAGGTACAGTCATGGCATCAGATGGAACCCTAAAATTTGATACAAGCCTGGATTCCGGCGGTCTACAGTCGGGGATGGGCAAGGTCGCGAGCATCGCCCAGCAGGCGCTGGGCGTGTTCAGCGGCCAGATGATGACCAGGGCAGTCGATAGCCTGGTCAACCTCGGGAAGACGGCCCTCAGCAGTGTGGGCGCTCTCGAACAGAACGTGGGCGGCGTCGAGACGCTGTTCGGCGACACTGCGGACGCAGTCATCGCCGCAGCGGATCGCGCCTACCAGACGGCAGGAATGTCTGCCAACGACTACATGAGCACGGTCACGAGCTTCTCGGCGTCCCTGCTCCAGTCCCTCGGAGGTAACACCGAGGAAGCCGCCAAGGTGGCGGACATGGCCATCATCGACATGGCCGACAATGCGAACAAGATGGGCACGTCCATGGATATGATCCAGAACGCGTACCAGGGCTTCGCAAAACAGAACTACACCATGCTGGACAACCTGAAGCTGGGCTACGGCGGCACGAAGACCGAGATGGAGCGACTGCTGGCCGATGCTCAGAAGCTGACGGGCGTCAAGTATGACATCAACAACCTGAACGATGTCTACCAGGCGATCCATGTGATCCAGGAAGAAATGGGGGTCACCGGCACAACAGCCAAGGAAGCCTCCGAGACGCTGGAGGGGTCCATGGCAGCGGCGAAGGCCGCCTGGGATAACTTCATGAACGGCTCCGGCGATGCTGATCAGCTGGCCGACGCCTTCGCAACGGCGGCGGACAACATCGTCAAGAACCTGGCCGAGATCATCCCGCGCTTCGCTGAGACGCTGCCGGCTCTGGCCGGTGCCATCGTTTCCCAGATCCCGAGACTGGCTGCTGCCATCGTGCCCGCAGCCCTCTCTGCTGGCCAGAGTATTCTGGAGCAGGCCCGGGACGCTGTCACGGCTTTCGACTTCGTGGCGGCTGCTGAAGACATCGTGCAGAAGATCACGGACTTCATCAGCAGCGACGGCCTGGGCTCTTTCCTGGGCTGTCTGGTGGACATTTTCACCGGCATCGTCAACGGTATCAGCTCCATGCTGCCGGTGCTTCTGCCGGCTCTCGTCGAGCTGATCGCCTACTCCGTGACCACGCTGATCGACCAGCTGCCGGCTCTCCTGGAGTGCGCGCTCCAGCTGATCATCGGCCTGGCTGACGGTCTGCTCGCTGCGCTGCCTGTTCTGATCGCAGCACTGCCGGAGATCATCAACTCCGTGGTGAGCTTCCTGGTGGCAGCAGTCCCTCAGATCCTCCAGGCAGGCATCACGCTCCTGCTGGCCCTGGTGGACGCGCTCCCGACCGTGATCGACGCGCTGATCGCAGCGCTGCCTCAGATCATCGAGTCCACAGTCTCCACGCTGGTCGCAGCAGCGCCTCAGATCGTGCAGGCGGGCATCGCGCTCCTGCTGGCTCTGATCGAGGCCATCCCGGTCATCGTGCCCCAGATCGTGGCCGCACTGCCCCAGATTATCACGGCCATCATCAACGGCCTGATCGCAGCGGGCCCGCAGGTCCTGGCAAGCGCCCAGGAAGTGTGGGGTCAGATCACCGCAGCCGTCCCTCAGCTGATCGCTGACATCGGCGCAGCCGTGCCGGAGATCATCAACGGCATCGTCAACGGCCTGGCCGCTGGCGCGTCCGCAGTATGGGACGCAGCCTGCCAGCTGGGCAGCAACATCCTGGGCGGCATCAAGAGCTTCCTGGGTATCAACAGCCCGAGCACCGTCATGGCGGAGCAGGGCAGCTACATCATCCAGGGCCTGCTGAACGGTCTGGAGACCATGCCCGACGCGGTCAGCCAGCTGTTCCAGTCCACCCTGGACAGCATCACCGCCTGGGGCTCTGACATGGTGGCCCGGATCGGCGAGTGGGGCGCCAATATGGCGACCACAGCCGGCACGGCGATGAACACCATGGTCCAGACTGTCATCCAGTGGGTGCAGCAGCTCCCCGAGCAGGTCTGGGTCTGGCTGGTTAATACGGCCAACAAGCTGAACCAGTGGACGATCCAGCTCGTGCAGAAGGGCCAGGCGGCAGCCACAGGCCTTGTCAACGCCGTCCTCGATGGCGTCCGTACACTGCCGAGCCTCATGGTCTCCGTCGGCTCTGACATCGTCCAGGGCCTCTGGAACGGCATCAACGCAGGATGGTCCTGGCTAACCAATAAAGTCGCAGACCTGGCCCGGAGCCTGCTGCAAGCTGCGAAGAACGCCCTCGACATCGGATCGCCTTCTCGTGAGTTCCGTGACGAGGTCGGCCGCTGGATCATGCCCGGCATCGGTGAAGGCATCGACAAGTCCATGCCTGAGACGCTGCAAAACCTGAAGGCAAGAGCCGGAGAGCTCGTCGGAGCCATGCGTGCCGAGCTGGCAGCCTCCACCTCTCAGATGGCCCTCGGGGCTTCTCACGCTGCCGGTCTGAGGACCGCCGGCGTCGGCACCACGGTCTACTATGACAACCGCGTGGAGCAGAACAATGAGTACCACGTTCCGGTCGCCAGCCCGTCCGAGGTAAACAAAGCACAGCGCGAAGCTGTCAGAAAGCTGGTCGGAGGTGTGAAATGAATAAATTAACCCTGAAGATCGTGCTCACCTGCAACGGCCGGACCCTCACCATGGGGCCCGGCTCCGATCTGGACATCACAAAGGTCTCCGGACTGGAGTCGTCCGACATCTCCCTGAGCACGTCAGACAATGCCCTCGTCGACGGCGTAACAGTCGACGGCAAGAAGATCCAGGCCCGCCCGATCCACATCGAGGCGGCCTTCCGGGAGCTGAAAAACAACGCGGAGAACCGGCAGAAGGTGATCAAGTTCTTCAACCCGAAGTACACCGGCAAGGCGCTGATCACCAACATGGGTGTCAGCCGCAACATCGAGTACGAGCTGGAGGGCTGGAGCTTCAAAGAGCAGGCCAACCTCAACAGCCGCCTGAAGATCGTGGTCGACCTCCTCTGCCCGGATCCGTATATGCTCAACACGGACAACTTCGGCAAGAACATGGCAGCCTTCACCGCCCTGTTCGCGTTCCCGTGGAGAGTCACCAGCCAGAAGGTCCTGGGCGTGCCTAAGCCCTGCACAGGGCTCGCCCTGGGCGGCATGGCCATGGCCTACAGAACGCTCCGCCAGGAGGTGGCTCTGGCCAACGACGGCGACGTTCAGACCGGTGTGATCATCAAGTTCGTGGCCACTCGTGGCCCGGTAAAGAACCCGAAGATCGCCAAGGTCGGAACATCCAACTTTATGAGGGTGAAGGTGGGCATGGAGATGGGCGACGTCCTGGTCATCGACACCAACGAGCGGCACCAGGTCGTCGAGCTCAATGGCGTGAACTGCTACCAGCGAGTGGACAGGGCCAGCAACCCCTTCCAGCTGGACGTGGGCGACAACTATCTGGAATACGCAGCCGACGAGAACTACGTCAATCTGGACGTCAACCTCTACTACACGCCCAAATATCTGGGGGTGTAAATTATGCGAATTTCAGTATTAAACGCCAGCTTCGAGCTGCTCGGCGAGTTCTCCATCTACCGCTCACTGATCTGGAACCGGCGATACTATGAGCCGGGCGTGTTCGAGATCCACACAGCCGTGGAATACTTCCCGCTGCTGAACTCGGGCCGCTATATCTTCCGGCACGACCGGCAGGAGCTGGGCGTCATCCGGGAGGTCAACTACACACAGACCAGCGAGGGCGCCCGCACAGCCTACTGCAAGGGCTACTTCAGCGAGGCCCTGTTCAACAACCGCGTCACCGTTCCCGCTGCCAATATCACCGGCACGCCGGAGGAGATCAGCAGGGCCCTAGTGACGACGTACTTCATCAGCCCCAGCGACGGCGACCGTGTTTTCCCTCAGATCCGGCTGGGAGTGCTCTCCGGTCTGGGCTCGTCCACTACGCTGCAAAGCACCGGCGACCAGATCGGCGACAAGATGTACGAGCTGGAACGCACCCAGGAGCTGAGCCACCGCCTTGTCTTCGACTTCGAGGAGAACATCCTCACGTTCGAGGTCTGGGCTGGCCTGGATCGCACCGATGACCAGGAAGTGAACAGCCCGGCGACCTTCTCCAATGCGTTCTACAACGTCAAGAATGTCGTCTACGACCGCGACGCCAGCAATGCCGCCAACTTCGCCTATGTGGCCGGAGAGGGCGAGGACGCTGATCGTGTCATCGTGGAGGTGGACGCCAGAACTGACGCCACCCAGGAGCGCCGGGAGATCTTCGTGGATGCACGAGACCTGCAGAAGACCTACAAGGACAGCAGCGGCACAGAGCGCACCTACTCCGACACCCAGTACGCCGCCCTGCTCCGGCAGCGCGGCCTGGAGAAGCTGGACGAATACGCTCAGGTGGAGGTCGTCAACAGTGACATCGACGCCAGCGCCAACCTCGTCTACATGAAAGACTTCGACCTGGGAGATCTCTGCACCTATCAGAACCAGGACGTCGGCATCGAGACCGTGAAGCGGATCACCGAGATCCAGGAGGTCTACGAAGGCAGCAAGGCGACGCTCAACATCACCTTCGGCAATGACGAGTCCACCTCACTCAAAAAAATCATAAGGAGGGAAACAACCTAATGCGATACGGATATTTTGACAGCGAGATCATCGGCACAGACTCGGAGGGTATGCCCATTTTCGACCGAGCCGAGACTTCCGATCTGTTCCGTCTTCTCTTTTCCAAACTGGTCAGCAACGGCGTCCTGGCGTCCCCCAGCGACTGCTTCCAGGTCGTAGCTGCGGAAGGTCTGAACGTCACCGTCCGGCCCGGTTTCGGCATGATCAACGGCGCCTTCGCCTATGACGAGGCCGAGAACACCCTCACCCTGGAAAAAGCGCCGGCACAGTACAGCCGCATCGACCGCATCGTGCTCCGCTGTAACTATGCGGACAGACTCTGCGAGCTGGTAGTCAAGACCGGCACCGTAGCCAACAACCCGGTCGCCCCGAAGATCGTCCAGCCTGCCGCTGGTGACTACTACGAGCTGGGCCTGGCCACCGTGACCGTGGGCGCCAACGTGACGGCCGTCACCCAGGCCAACATCACCGACACCCGCATGGACTCCACGGTCTGCGGCTTCATCACCCAGCTGATCGACCACCTGGACACCAGCGTCTTCTTCGCTCAGCTCGATCAGTTCTACACCGAGTTCGTCAGCAAGACTGAGGCCGACTACCGGCTGAGCCGCGAGGAATATCTGGCCATGTGCCAAGATATTGTGGACACCCTGAACACCTTCGAGAAGACGGCCGAGAGCGACTTTGACACCTGGTTCGACACCATCAAGGGCAAGCTGGCCGGCGACATCGCCGGCGCGCTCCAGATCCAGATCGACAACCTCACCCAGACCGTCTTCCTGAACAGGTACGGCCTCTGCTCTAAGGTGACGACCATCAACAAGGACGCCCAGGGCAACACGACCAGCATCGAGGAGACCGACCAGGACGACTCGGTCAGAGCCGTGACCACCTTCCAGAAGGACGGCCAGGGCAGCACCACCGGCATCACCACCGTGATCACTCCCACGGAGGGCAACTACTTCTACACAAAGACGACCGCGTTCGAGACTACTGACGCCAACGGCAGCAAGACGATCACGGAGTCCTATACACAGAACATCAAGGAGGAATAAATCATGGCAGACTTTACTGGTGCCCAGTACACCGTGGACGAGGTCCTGGCGGGCATTAAGAAGAACCAGATCACCGGCCTGCCGCCTTCCAACCTGACCGTCAAGAGCGTGAGGGTCGGAGACGGCAAAGCCACCATCAGCTGGAGCGTGCCGGCGAAGACCGTCGTGGACGGCCAGGTACTCCAGACTACCGGCGGCATTATGATCCGCCGCAAGCTGGGCGAGGCTCCCCGGAGCATCACCGACGGCGACCAGGTGCTCATCAGCACCGACACCGTGGGAAGCTTTGAGGACAACGGCCTGGTGAATGACCAGGAATACTTCTACCGCTTTTTCCCCTTCTCCGACCATGGCGTCTACAACCTGAACCCGGAGAACGTCGTGAGTGTGGTCCCGAAGGCCTACGTCCTCTACGGCTTCACCATCGACAAAAACAACAGCGACCCGGCCGGCCGGGTCGCCTACACCGACATGGCCGTGGGCTTCACTCCAGCCAGGAACAACCCCAGCACCGGCGCCTTCGAGCCCGGCAGCTGGACGGAAGGCATCTTCTTCCGCCAGAACAACCACGCCTGGATGGTCAAGAGCGACGGCACCCCTGACTACATGCTGGACGATAACGACTACACCAAGAAGGCCGACAGTGGCGAGGCCTCCGATGTGAGCAACAGCTCCTACGACGGCAACGCCATGGCCCGCTTCGACACGGTCTGGATCAAGCAGACCGAGGAGGGCAGTCTCCAGAAGGTGCAAATCTGCAATATCCAGCTGGACGAGGGCTTCCACGCCTACGCCCACACCAGGGAAGACGGCACCACCATGGACTACATCTGGCTGAGCTGCTTCAAGGGCTCCCTGGTGGGCTCGAAGCTGCGCTCCCTGAAGGGCCTGACGCCCTGCAACTCTAAGACCGGCACGGACGAGATCACCTACGCCGGCAACAACGGCTCGCTCTGGGACACCCAGACATGGAGCCAGATCAACATGGTCAACATGCTGCTGATCCTCATGGGCAAGAGCACCAACACCCAGGCCGTCTTCGGCTATGGTCACTACAACGGCGGCAGCTCCGCCAGCAACCTGCTGAAGACCGGCACGATCTCCAACAAGGGCGCCTTCTATGGCACCAGCGGCAACGCTGCCATGAAAGTGTTCCACATCGAGAACTACTACGGCGACATCTGGAACCGCATCCGCGGCTGCGTGACCAACGGCAGCAAGCAGATCCTGGTCAAAATGACGCCGCCCTACAACACCACCGGCGACGGCTACACCAACACCGGCATCACTCCGGGCGGCACCTCTGGCGGCTACATCAGCGCGGCCAAGATGACCGAGAACGGCCTGATCCCCCAGACCGCCGGCGGCTCCGAGACCACCTACTTCTGCGACGGTCTCTGGTTCAATGCTTCGTGCTATGCACTCGTTGGAGGCGCCTGCAACTATGGTCTGAAGGTCGGGGCTTTCTGCCTGGCTTTGAGCGATGCCGTCTCGCGCACGGTCTGGTACTTCGGCGCCGCGCTTTCTTGTGAACAGCCTTCGCTCGCGGCGTAGCCGCGAGCGCGGGGGGTCCGGGGGCCCTCCCCCGGTAACGGTGTGTAACTGATCATTATAAGGGGACCGGGCGGGCGCCATGGGCGTCCTGCCGTTTCACTCGTTGGAGGCAACTGCAACAATGGTCTGAAAGTCGGGGCTTTCTACCTGAATTTGAACAATGCCGTCTCGAACACGAACTGGAACATCGGCGCCGCGCTATCTTGTCAACACAATCACAGCCCGCCCGGTTCCTACACCTCAGGCTCTTGAAATAGAGCTACCAGCAGTGGAAATTAAGCCGTAGCAAGGCGCCGGCCAGTAAGCACCAGGCCCAACGTCGGCGAGGCGATAAGAAAGAAGACAGCCAAGCAAATGAAAAGTTTCCGTATTGACGACACCGAGGCGACTGCCCCAGATAGAGTGCAGACCTGCGCCATGGACGCGTCCAAGAGAAAACGAAACCGCAAAGACGTCCAGAGACGCCTCAACCACATGGAGGACACCATCGCAGCCATCCAGGCCATCGTCGAGGAGGGCAGCTACTCACCCCGCCACCATGAGGCTGTCGTCATTAACCAAAGCGGACCACACAAAGAGCGGACCATCATCAAACCGGACTATTTTCCGGAACAGATAATTCACCATGTAGCCGTGAAGGCCCTCCAGCCCTGCATCATGTACGGTATGGGCGACTTCGTGCTGGGCTCCATCCCGGGGCGCGGCGCGCACTACGGCAAAAGGTACATCGAGAAATGGCTGCGCCATGACGAGAGGAACACCAGGATCATCGGCAAGCTGGACATCCGCCACTTCTACCAGAACATCGACCACGACGTTCTGAAGAACTGGCTCCACGAGAAGATCCGCCCGGGCAAGATCCGGGACCTCTGCGACCTCATCATCGACGGCGTGGAGGAAGGCATCCCGCTGGGATTTTACACCAGCCAATGGTTCAGCAATTTTCTATTACAGCCACTCGACCACCTGATCATGGAGGAGCTGCACGTCTCGCACTGGTGCCGCTATGTGGACGACATCACCATCTTCGGAGGGAACAAGAAAGTCATCCACGCAGCCATGGCCGAGATCGACCGCTATTTGTGGGAGAATTTCCGCCTCCAGGTGAAGGACAACTGGCAAGTCTTCCGCATGGAGTACACCGTCACGGAGTACGCCATCGAGTGCGAGAAGCTGGCCGACCTTTACGCCCTGGCCGAAGTGCTGCCGGTGAAGCACCGGCTCAAAATGCACCAGGGGCGCCGGAAGATCTTCATCAAGGCCAAGAGCGAAGCCACGATGGACGAGCTCCTGGAGAAGTATGGAGCAACCGCGGAGACTGTTCGCATGACACATGGGAGGCCGCTGGACTTTATGGGCTTCGAGTTCCATCGAGACCGGACCGTCCTCCGTAAATCAATTATGATCAGAGCTACACGCAAAGCGTCCCGCCTGGGCAACGCCCGGAGGATCAACTGGGCCGAGGCCGCCGGGATGTTGTCATATATGGGCTGGATTGACCACACCGATACCTACGCCATGTATCTGGAGCGGGTCAAGCCATACGTTGACATTAAGCGACTGAAGAAAATAGTCAGCAATCATCAAAGGAGGCTAAACAATGGAATTGATCTACAAAACCGTGCGGGGCTCCCAGCAGGAGCGACCGGCTGAGCGGGATCTCACCTCCAGCCCGGACAAGGTCTACCTGCGCCGCAACATAGAGCGGATCACTGAGACCGACTCCATGGGTGGCGGGCCCATCCAGCTCTGGCAGTACGACGAGGCGATCCTCACCCCTGAGGAGTACCAGGAGTACAAGGCCGAGATCGAAAACGCTGGCCAGCAGCAGATCATGGAGAAGCTGCAAACCACAGCAACCGACGACAGCCAGCTGATCATCATGGAAGCCCTAGCAGACATCTATGACCTGATCGCCACGTTGTCGTAGAAAGGAGGAACAGCCCCATGGTAGAGCTCTACACCAGGCTGATCATCAATCAGCGGCGCACCATTGACAAGGTGCCCAAGGACATGCAGCCTGCCGTGGTCGAGCGCCTGCGGGAGCTCGGCTACGACCAGACCGGCCACACCATCGAGGTGTAGCCATGACGTTCATCATCAACCTACTACTCAGAATTTTATGGAGGTACAACATGGTAGATCTTTATGTTGCTTTAATCATCGCAGGACGCAGAACCATCAACCAGGTGCCCGCTAGGTTCAGGGAGGCCGTGATCGCCGATCTCAACGCCCTCGGCCTGGACGAAAACGGCCAGCCTATGGAAGACTACAGCGTCACCTAATCACCACAAAGGAGATACACAAAAATGAAAAACGCAATTTGCACAGCAATCGGTGTGGCGGGTAGCTGCATCGCCACCCTGTTCGGGGGCTGGGATGCAGCACTGACCACGCTCCTGATCTTCATGGGCGTGGACTACGTCACCGGCCTGGTCGTCGCTGGCGTGTTCCACAAGTCCCAGAAGTCTGCCGACGGCGCCCTGGAGAGCCGCGCCGGCTGGAAGGGCCTCTGCCGTAAGGGCGCGACTCTCCTGGTGGTGCTGGTAGCCTGCCGGCTCGACATGGTCACGGGCTCCAATTTTATCAGGGACGCGACTATCATCGCTTTTATTGCCAATGAGACCATCAGCATCATCGAAAACGCCGGGCTGATGGGCGTACCTATCCCGGCCATCGTGGTGAAGGCCATCGACATCCTGAAGCAGAAGGCAGAGGGCGACGCTAACACCGGCCCCGGCAAGGAGTAAGCCGTGAAGGCGACAGGGTCCTCCACCGAGAGGACCATCTGGAACTACTTCTGCTGCAAAGGTTTCAGCCCGGCCGGTGTGGCCGGGCTGATGGGCAACCTCTACGCCGAGAGCGGGCTCAATCCGATAAACCTCCAGAACACCTACGAGAAGCGCCTGGGCCTCACGGACGCCGAGTACACGGCCGCCGTGGACTCCGGGAGCTACTCCAACTTCGTCCGCGACAGCGCTGGCTACGGCCTCGCGCAGTGGACATACTGGAGCCGCAAGGAGGCCATGCTCAACTACGCCCGGAAGACTGGCGCGTCCATCGGCGACCTGATGATGCAGCTCGACTTCATATTCCGGGAGCTGAAGGGCCACGCGGCCGTCTTCCAGGTACTCCGGACAGCCCGGACCGTGAAGGAGGCGTCCGACATCGTGCTGACCAAGTACGAGCGCCCGGCCGACATGAGCAACGCCGTCAAGGCAAAGCGAGCCGGCTTCGGCCAGGCATACTACGACGCCTACGCAAACACTACAACAACCCCAGAGAAGGAGGAGATCACCGTGAGCAACAGCCCTCTGGTAACGTACACCAACATCACCAAGAACAAGACCAGCCCCCGCAACCACGCCATCGACACCATTACGATCCACTGCATCGTGGGCCAGTGGACGGCGAAGCAGGGCTGCGATTTTTTTGCCACCACTGACCGCGAGTGCAGCGCCAACTACATCGTCGGCAAGGATGGCTCCATCGGTCTGTCCGTCGATGAGGCGGATCGCTCCTGGTGTACTTCCAGCCGTGAGAACGACAACCGTGCCATCACCATCGAAGTCGCCAGCGACACCGAACACCCCTACGCCGTGACCGATGCAGCCTACGCTGCAATGATCAAGCTGATAGCCGACATTTGCAAGCGCAACGGCATCGAGAAGCTGATCTGGTCCACCAACAAGGCCGACCGCGTCAACCACGCCAACGGCTGCAACATGACCGTACACCGCGACTATGCGAACAAGGCCTGCCCGGGCCAGTACCTCTACGACCGCCACGGCGCCATCGCTGCGGCCGTCAATGAGCTCCTGGGCTCTGGCACTACCCAGCCACCCGAGGCGGCTCCGGGGGCCGTCCAGGGCTTCCCTGCGACGCCCTTCACTGTCCGCGTCATTATCCCGGATCTGAACTATCGTAGCGGCCCGGGTATGAGCTACACGGTCAAGGGCCAGACCGGCAAGGGCGTCTTTACCATCACCGAGGTGCAGGATGGCTGGGGCAAGCTGAAAAGCGGCGCCGGCTGGATCTACCTTGAAAACCCTGACTATTGCACCATCCAGGGCGTCGCAGCGAAGCCGGCCGAGCCGGATCCTGCTGACGTGCTGGCGCAGGGAATCGCCGACAAGGTGAAGGGCTCCGGCCTGGATCCTGCTGACGTTCTGAACAGGACCAAGAAGATCCTGGGCGTGGCATGATCGCCCTGATCAGCGTGGCGGCTCTCGTATTCCTGGGAGCCTGCTGCGCGGTCACAACAGCCAGCAAATACATGATAGACTAAGAGAGCCCCGGCACCCGCCGGGGCTCTTTTGCTTTATACGGCAATTCTGAGGACGACATAGTCCCGCAGCACGATGATCTTCGGGGTTCGAGTACCGTCGCGCGGGCTCCACCATTCGGGCCGTACTCGAACACGTGAGTGCGGGCCCTTTTCTCGGATATTGTAAAATATCAGCGCCTCATCGTTGCGGAGCTCGACTCGGGCGATGAACGTGTCAACTAACCGAGCGCGGAAGTCGTCATCGGT